ATCACCCTCGTCAAGGACGTCCTCAAGCGCTGGCGCGGCTTCCGCCGTTGGATCAGAAAATTCCCGATGGAACGCTTGCAATCAGTGCAGCGTCTTATATATCTTGCAAAGAGAACGAGGAAGGATTAAGTGACGTTCTTGTTGGTCGCGTCGGTCGTCATCGTCATCCTGACGATTTATTGGGTGGTGATCGCTGTCCGACGCATCATCGAGATGACCAGAAAACTGCTGCACTCACTGAAGCGACTTTTCAACACTGTAACCAAACGCAACGAGCAACCTGCACCGCGTCTGCGTGTGATCGAAGGGGGAAAGAAATGAAGCTCTACCATGGCACCAGCCAGACCGCACTCGCCGGCATTCTGATCAGCGGCATCCGGCCGCGTGGCAAGCGTGGCAAATCGAACTGGAAACACTCGGTCGAGAGCAACGCCGAGTGCGTCTACATGACCGAGGGCTACGGCATCCATTTCGCGTGCGCCGCCGTCGACCCGGACAGTGGCGCTGCCGCCATCATCGAGGTCGACACCGACCGGCTCAACTTCATGGACATCCTCCCCGACGAGGACGCCATCGAGCAGCTGTCGCGCGGCCGCGACGACCTGCCCAAAGACTGGGACATGAAGAAGCGGACGCGCTACTACCGCGTCAAGATGGTCGAGTACGCCGGCAAGTGGCCGACCTCAGTCAAGGCGCTCGGCACTGCCTGCCATCGTGGCGTCATCCCGGTGAGCGCCATCACGCGCGTCGCCAAGATCGACTTCAAAGCCAACCCGACACTGCGTTGGGCGAGCGACCCGACCATCTCGATTGGCAACTACGCGATCATGGCGGGCTACTACCGCCAGCTGACCCGGCGCATCTTCGGCGATCCCATCGACGTTGCCGACCTGCCCTTCCCGGACTACGCCGAGCGGATCAATGCACTGCCGCGCGACGGGGTCACCATCGACGTGCTCGACAACAAGGAACTCGTGTCATGAAGCCGACCGCCACCGAACTCATGGACGCCGACATCGACCGGCTGGTCGAGAAGGGCAAGCTCGACTCGTGGACCGACTTCGTCGACGCCCTCAACGTGCCCAACGACCTCTTCCCGGCACTGATGTCCAACCGCCCGGAACTGGTCGTGCTGGTCAAGCCCCGGGCGCTCAGCGCCGACGAGCATAAGGTCTATCTCGACCTGATCGGTGGCCTGATGAAGACCAACGCGGCGCTGCGCGAGCACGCCTCGCAGCTGGCCCGGCTGACCTCGAACTGGGCGGACGCCTTCACCGCGCTGCGCAACGTCGGCCAGCGCATCGAGCGCTTCGCCAACTTCAAGCGCTCGACCTCGACCGGGGAGGAAGACGATGGCTGACGAAGGGATCAGAAAGGCCCCACCATTCCTGTCCTACAACGACGTCCGCTGGATGCTGGACGACCATCAGGCGAAGCGGGCTGGTCCGCTTCGCTGGTACACCACGAACGTCTACGTCGCGGTCCCCGGCTCGCCCACGGGCCGTGCCGTGGAGGTCAAGACACTGCAAGAGCTTTGGCAGCTTGGTGGCGACGAGTACGAGTGGCGTGACGTCGAGGAGGTGAAAGAGTGATGGCTCAGTGGTATCCGTTAATGCCGGCGGTCAGCATCCGCAACGACGAGCGCATCGAGGCGCTGATCGCGCATGCCAAGCGCGTCGCCAACGGCAACGAGAGCTTCGATGAGGCCGGCTGTCGTCAAGCCATCGAGGCGGAACTGGCGCTGCCGGTGTGGAAAAACTGGCTCTATCAAGTCGCCGTGCGCACGACGCCGACCGACATGGTGCGCGAGGACGGCAAAGAGGGCTTCGTCAACCTCGTCCACCTGTCGATCAAGCGCATCGACAGGAAGCCGGTGCACGACTGGCGCGACTTGCAACGGATCAAGAACCAGCTTTTGGGCGAGGAGTGCGAGGCCATGGAACTCTACCCGGCCGAGTCACGCCTCGTCGACACTGCCAACCAGTACCATCTGTGGGGCTACGACGACCCCAAGCTGCGCGCGCCGTTCGGCTTCCCCGGGCCGCGCGTGGTCGACGACACTGCGCCGGCCGAGACCGGCACCCGTCAACGCAAACTAGGAGGATGAACCCATGGACCCGATACACTGGCTTGCTCCGGCAGCTGTGATATTCCTGTGCTTCTCGGCCTTTGTCTTCTCGCGTCTGAAATAGGTAAGGAGGTACGTCCAATCGACAGCCGCGATGGCAACGGGTCAACGTGCGGACACCCTCCCTCGTGGGGTGCTTCCAAGACGAGTCAAGGGTGTGCTCCGGTCCTCCTTTACCTATGTTCGGCATAGCCGGCGAAGCGCATCAAGCCATCACTAAACACTGTATGGAGAGTACCATGCCCAAGCACCGTTTCGTTGTCGAGGTCGATGCCGACATGACATGGACCGACACCCGCGACTTCGTTCATGACGCCGTGTCGACGTGGGGTGGGCAATACTTCCCCGGTAACGCAGAGGATGAGCCTGACCCACGTTCCGAGATCAAGGAAGCCAACGTCAAGGTGATGCGTTACACGCGACCGAGGGCTAAGCCATGACCGTGACTTACGAGAACTACTACTGCGACAGCGAGACACTCGCCAGCTTGCGCCAAGTGTGCACCCGCCTCTACTCCGACAAACCTCTCGTCGGCGACGAGCGCCGCGACCTCGCCAACCGCATGGAAGCACTGCTCGGTCACATCGACACTGCGCCGGTCAAGGAGGACTTCACCATGACCGCGCACGAGCCAAATCTCGGTCGTGGCACGCTCTACGATCAGATCGAGAAGACCGCCAAGCCCATCGTCACCAACTACTGGACCGACGTCGCCCTTCACGACAAGGCTTCGCTGGCGCGCATGAAGACCGGTGATCAGCTGCTCTGGGCCTGTCGCGACTACGGCTCGCACATTGCGTGGCTGGTCTGGTCGGACGTCAGGTCCGAGACGGGGTCGAAGCTCCAGCGGATCAGCATGAACCGGTCGGTCTTCCAGTCGGCGAACCAAATCTGGCCCGGGATGCAGTGGTACCTCCTAACCGCGACCTCCGATAACGGTCGCGGCACCATGGTCAAGGTCAGTGTGGAGGAAGCCGAGCGTCTGTTCGCCGACCTGATTAGCAGTACACTGGACTAGGTCGAACACGGCCAGTGCCACGATGAACACGAGCACCATGGCATTGAACATGCCCCGGCACCCAGCTATCGGGTCTTCCTCATCCATCGTTCGCCGGCTTAGGCCCCAGATCGTACTGGCTGAGGATCACGCCCTTGTCGCTCAGTATGACCACGCTGCCATGGTCAAACTCGTTGGCGACGAGATTGTGGTCGAGCGTCGCCCGGGTCAGCTTGACGATGTTCTCGCCATTGAGCTTGCTGGCGTGGACGACATAGTCGTAATAGCTGACGCCGTCCTCGTCCTCGAATTTGACGATCATGTCTCGATCACCACTTGATGACGACGTTTTCGACGAGGCTGGGCTGAAGATTGGCGAACGGCGTGGCAATAGCCGTCGCAGGACCAGAGTCTAACGTCAAGATAAAAGTGCCAGAGAATGAATGAGTGTGTGACGTTCCAGCAGACGTCGTGCCACCGACCGTAACGGTGTGCGAGTGTGCACCCCCGGAACCGGTCGCGGCGATGAATTTGGCCCGGGTACCAGTACCAACAGTTATAGTGCCGGACCCATCAGCCACATCCTGCAAGAAAGATGTACCGGGTGAGGACGGACCATGCGTATGGTTTGCCGGGCTTGCGCCCGACGTGCCCGCCGTGGCCGAAAACGTATGAGTATGAGAACTTTCTGGACCTATCGTGGCGTTATTAATACTGACACCCCCGGTGTGAGCGTGTGGTGGCAGGTTAGGGACGCCAAGCGCGACGTTCTGCACACCACCATTCGCGCCCATCTTGGAACCGTCGACACCGGAACCGGCCACGGTGACTATGCCGTCACTCACGCCCATACGCCCGATGATCGTGCGGCCCTTGGCGTTGGGCAGAGTAAAGGTCGTGCCACCGTTGCCGTTGCCGTGTGGGAAGACACGGAACGCTCCACCGACAACTACGCTGGTGGCGTTCCCAGACACGGTGACTGAGTTAGTACTGACGTCGGTCACGGTCATGCCGTTCAAGCCACCCGGGCCTTCGATGATCGCGCCGATGATGCCGGACGTAGCGAAGTTCTTCGCCGGCCATCCGGTGATCGCCACGCCCGAAATAACCTTGCTGCCAACGGCCGTCGTGCCGGTGAAAGGTGGACAAATGGCATCGAACAAAGCGGGGAAACTGCCAGCGCCAGATCGCGCTACCGTCGAGCCGTCGCACCACAACCAACCATCCGGCAAGACCACTTCGGCAGTGTGCCGGATGGTGCCGGGGCGCGGATTGAACAGGGTGGTCAGATTGATGTCGAGAGCTTGCGTGGGACCGGCACCGACCGCCAACCACAAACTCGGTGGCGTCTGATCGTCGGCGTAGATCATGCCGCTCTGCGCGTAGAACGGCCGCTGCCCCACTGGCCCGGAATGGCCACTGTTCTCGGCGTTGGTGCGGTCGTTGAGCAACGCCGCCAGTGTTGTGCCGGAAGTGGTGGCGGGATCGATAACGCCTAGCGTTGCTCTAGTCATGGGATCACCTATGGGACCACTTCGCCGTAGCCGTAAGCGTGCAGATCGAAGGTTCTGTCGAGTACCGCGCTATTATTCTGGAAAATTATGGTGACGTGATTCTCGTCCTTCGACAGGATCGTGTAACGCTCTGAGCCGCTCGTGGTGTTGAGATTGTAGTTGGCGATGGTGACTTCGATCAGTTTCCTGAACGGCGGGGTGAAATAAATAGTGTAGCCAGCCGCTGACGTACCCGAACCACCACCCAATCCGTTGTCGACGTGGTAGCCCTCGTGCCGGTCGGGCATGTCGATGGACACACTGAGCTTGGAGACGGCCGGCGACACTGCACCATCGGGCGAGCCGTTCAAGCGGATGCCGAAAACGATGGCGCGCGCCGTGATGTCAGTGATCGTGAACGGTTGCCACGTGTCGCCGAAGACGAGGTCGTCGTTGTGGACCATGGCGTTGCCCAACGCGGTCAGCTGCGCGGCGGTCAACACCGTCCCCTGCCACATGGCGACTGCGTGTATCCCCCAGTTCGCGCCGAGCGCCGCAGCACCACCGCCGGCCGCGCCGAGGTTGAGCTTGAGCGACGAAGCGGCACCGGAAGGGCTGGTGTACGCCACTCCAGTGACAGCCTGCGTGACCCCATCAAGCATGAACGTGCCGGTACCGGTACCGGTCTCGTCGAGACTGAGGCCGATCACGTGCCAACCTGTCGCCGCAATGGTCAAGGTACTGGTCAAAGCGAAACTGGTTATCGAACCGTTGGTCGTGATGAACTGAAGTTTGTTGTTGATGATGTAAAGCTGGAAGCCGATCTGGTTGACAGCTGTCGTGTTGCCCATGAGGAAATGGGCGACGCCAGTGTCCAGAGCCGGCACGTAAACACTGACGATAGCCGTGAACTGCGCATTGTTCTGGTGGATGGCATCCATCCACGCGTCGTTGACCAAGCTGTAGGTGAAGTATGAACCACCGTTGAAGACCCAGTAGCCGCTCCAACGCTGAAGCGTGTTGGGCGTGCCGCTGAAGGCCGGATCACTGGCCTGTACCGTGCCATCGAGGCCAAGGAAGAAGTCGTAATGACCACCGGACTCGTCGAGCCACTTCTGACCGGTGCCCGGCCATGACGCGGTAACGCCGGCTTCCAAGCACAGCTTCAGATTCGTGAGCAGAGCTTGATCGGTGATCAGCTGCTTGATCGACTTGGGCTGAGGCCCATCGCTGGTAAGGTAGACCGTTTCGATTGACCATGACGACGGGTCAGAGGCGTCGAGCGCGGCGACCGCCGCCAACGTCGTCCAGTGGTCCATGGTGTCGCCGGCCGTGACACCGTGGGCAGTCACATTTGCCGTGACGCGAGACGTGTAGACGAAGCCCAGATCGATGTATTGCAGGAACTGGTAGAAGCCTTGATTCAAGGTGTAGTTTTCGCTGGCCTTGGCGATGTTCGACATTGTGACCAGCTGGTCAGCGGTCAGTGCCAAACCTTCCCACATCGCGAGCGCGCGGATGCGCGTGGCGTTGGGCACCTTCAAGGCCGAGTTCCCGGCCGCGCCGATTTGCATCTTGTAGGAGGAAGCCGCCGCCGACGGGGTATCGTAGTACCCGATGAAGTCTTCGGTCACGCCATCGATCATGAACGAGCCGACGCCGAGCGTTTCATCATAGGTGACCGCAATCACGTGCCAGCCAGTCGCACTGATGGTCAGAGCGCCGGAAGCCGTGAGGGAGGACAGACCGACGCCGTTGAAGACGTCCATCTCCAGAGAGTTTCCGGTGAGGTAGAGATTGAAGCCGACCTTGGTGCTGTCGTGACCAGCTGTGCCGAGCAGATGATAATCGACGCCGAGCGTCGGGATGTAAACAGTCAGCGCCGCCGTCCACTTGGCTCCGTCCTTATGGAGGTTGTCCATCCACGCTTCGTTGACACTGTCGTAAGTGAAGAAATCGGTGCCGTCGAAGCTAAAGTAAGAGTTTCGTGTCAGATCACCGGGGTTGCCGACAAAGGTCGGGTCGTTGGCCGTGACCGTGGCGTCGAGACCAAGGAAGAAGTCGTAGCCGCTGCCGGCCTCGTCCAACCATCGCGTACTGCCACTGAGCGGCCATGACGTCGTCGAGCCGGTCTCCAGTAGAAGCCGCAAGTTCGTGTTCAGACCGAGAGAGGTGAGGGCTTGCTGGATCGATGTGCCGACAGTGAGCGTCATGACGACGCCGCTCTGCACCTTCGTGTTATTGTGCGTGCCGGGGAAGTTCGGACCCAAAGAAACATGGGTGACCGTTTCATAGGGAGCTTCTGAAAACACCTGTATGATGTTGGCCGGCGCGCCGGCCGTGGTCACCACGACGAGGTCGTTCTCATTCTGCGACTCGGCTTGAGCAAAGGTCACCGCCTTGATCAGGTAGGTGCCTGCACGTGTCGGCACACTGAGGCTTGTGGCAGTCGGCACCGCGATCTCGACCGAACTACCCCACAGTGCACTGGCGTCCGTCGCCGTGTTGTACTTGACACGATAGTAAGCCAAGTTGAAAGCAGTGACCACGTCCCACTCGAAACGCATGATGTCGCCGAGAATGGTGACGCGGAAGTTCTCCACGTCGGGCGGCAGGTCGAAGAAATTGTGGACGTGCACGATGTCGACCAGTGTGCCGTCCATGCCCGTGATCTGGCTCACCCAGTCGGAAGCGTCGTTGGGACCAGACGCGTAGTCTTCCCGGAACAAGGCACGCACGCGGAACTGATACGAACCCGGCTCCATGTTCTCCTTGGTCGCGTTCAGGAGCGGCGCATTGACCACCGCGAAAGGTGTCCAGTTCTCGTTGTTGCCATCGTCATCGGGACCATAATGATCGACGTCGAGATACTGATACTCGAACGCCCGGATGGTGCCGACACGCGGGATTTGCACGGTCAGCTGCACCATCGACTTGGCAGTAATGCCGTAACCCGAAAAGCTCTCGTTGAAGGTAACACTCTGTGGAACCATGGTGAACGGATCGGGCTGTCCGGTCATGCCGGCGTCGTAGGCCGGGACCGGCTGCTGATCGTATTCGTCATGAAAAGCCGCATCGTCGACCAGCATGAACTGCGCAGTGAAATCGGCACTGGGGCGAACGTCGAGGACACGGTAATCCTGAGTGACCAGCGAGGTCTCGCCGAACGAGAACAGATTGTCCCGGGCCGGCATGGTGGCTGGGACATCGTGGGGATCGAAATGGAGTTCGTTGGTCTCGCTCGTGCTATTGAGCACCGTGCGTTGCAGGACGGTGCCGTCGGTCAGCGTGAACTTGGCCTGATAGGTCTTGCCCGGCTCCATGATGACCCGGCTGTCGACCACGACGGACTGCACAGCGAGGTTGACCGAGACGACGCGACCATAGCCGGTGCCAATGAGCAGGACTTCGGTGCTCAGTATGACCTTGTCGCCACGCTCCAACCGCAACGACTCGACGTCGGCATTCAGTGTGTGGGTCTCGGGCCTGAGCAGGGCTTGCGCCAGCTGGAAGCGGGCCGCCTTGTGGACGTTGGCCCAATCAGTGATGCCGGGGAACTCGACCGACTCGAACAGGTGGGCGGTGCTCACATCGTACATGCCATTGGTACCCGAACCATCCGGCGTGTCGTTGTAGACGATGCCCTCGTCCTGCTTGAATATGTCCTTGGCTGAGTTGATGTAGCGGACGCGCAGTGCGTGAGGCATCTCGCGGTAGGTGCGCGTCGTCTTCATTCCCGAACTGTTGCGTGGCGTGAAGTGCCACGACACCGGGTCGTTGTCGCGCGAGAAGCTGACGCCCCACTTGCCGTCCCTCAGTGCGACCGTGGCACGGCCGGCGGCGGCGATGTCGGAGAGCACATCGCGCACTGTCCGTTGATCGGAGATGACGGCGTTGTACGTGTAGCCACGGTTCTTGCAATCCGTCCACCAGCGCTGGATGCTGTCGTAGTCGATCTGTCCGCTACTGTCGCCGTAACCACCCGGGCCGGGCTTGCGCGGCCGCGCGTTCGCCGGCCCTATCAGCACATGGTGGAACAGGTCGGCGGGGTTCGACGACAGCTGAAGATCGACCCATGACGTTCCGTTATAGCCGGTGACGTAGCTCTGCACGATGCAATTGAACGTGCTGATGATGCCGTTGAACTGATCGGAGGCGCGTGCATGCATACCGATCATCGCCAGCTTTTCGGGGAAGAGGACCGGAACGCCGGTCTGGAACCCACGCAGTGTTTGCCAGACGATGGCATCAGCGACTTGTTCCTTGCCACCGACGGGGTAATCGGCAGTCGCCTTGCGCAGCCGCACGTCCCAAAAGCCGGCAGTGGCGACTTGCCACTGATCACCCTTGCGTACAGTGTCTCGACTAACGTGGAACACGATATTCGGTCGAGCTTTCCAACCGACGTTGCCAACGTGGGCTGGTTGACCATCGACATGCTTGCGATACTGCACATTGATGGTCACCGGCCGGTCGTCGTACTTGCCGGTCTTCTTGTTGAAAATCCAGATGCCCTGCGTGGCGATCACGTCGATGGAGATCATGATGGTCGTGTCGCCGGTCGTGCGCGCTTCCCAGCCAAGGACGCTTTTCAGTGGAGCACCAAGTGGGAGTTCGTTGACGTTACTCGGAAACAGCTTGACCTTCTTCTCCATGTCGAAGGCTTCGTCGACCTCCGTCGTGATTTCCTTGAAGCTGGTAATCGGTGTGTCACCGATCTTGAATGTTGTCTGATCGATGCTCAGCGGCCCATAGCCGAGAGCGAAGAGCAAGTACATGAACTGCTTCTGACCGGTGAAGTGCGAGTACGGCATCGCCGCGTACATGGGCGAGATTTTGTGGCGACCGAGAATCACCGGCACCGACCCCCACGGCCGCGCCTCGTTCGATGCGCCTTGGATCATCGGCAGTGTTTTGGGCTGACCCGTGTCCTGCTGTGGCGGCCTGATCGGCATCAGCGCGTTGAGCAAGAGCGCGCCGCCGATGGTGATGGCACCACCGATCACCGCAGTGCCGGCGCTCAAGGCGGCACCGGTCAGACCGAGCACCGCCGGCCCGGCAATGAACGGCGCGATGAACAGCGCGGCAATCGCGATGCCCAAGAACAGGATGGTGCGCAGTGAATTGTCGCCGGACGCCACCGGCCGGAAGACCACCATGGTTCCGGGCTTGGGGCGGACCCGGTGCCAGTGCTCGCGCGGCACCCGCACGTCGTTGACGGTGGCGACGAAGCGCTCTGGTGGCCAATCGAGACCAGTGCTGGCAATCGCGAGGTCGAGCGCTTCGGCGATGGTCGCGCCGGCACGCACCTCGACCTGACGGTGCTCGTTGGTGAGCGGATGCCGCCCGCCAAGGACGCGGATCGGCTCACGTGGCGGGATGAAGAGGTCGGTCGAGACCAAAGCTATCCGTCCTTGAGCAGCGAGCGGTGTCGGTAGAAGCGGACGATCCGCTCCTTGAATGGGCTTCTATGGTAGAGGTCGACGCACGATTGCCCGCCTTGGTACGTGTGCAGCATGCGCCCGGGGCGCGTCACCAGCGCGATGTGGCTGTCGAAGCGACCATCCTTCATCAGGATCGCGTCAAAGCGCTCCTCGTGGCCCGCAGGCACCCCCTGCCAGTCTCCTATCACCCCTTGGATCATGTCGGCGTTGGCCCGGCGTTCGAGGCACGACGCATAATGCTCGTCGTAGGCCGGCAACTCCAGACCAGCGA